TTCTATCCACACCTCACGATTATATGCCACGTCTTAATTGACTTTAACAGTGTGGAACACCTTTTCTATACGGAACAACCTCTCACAACCAACTTACTTCCGTCTCGATTTCCTACTTTACTAGTATACCAAAAAGTGTAGGGGATTGTCAACCTAAATACAAGGTACAATAAAGTACATTACACATACACACAGGAGAAAATTATGAGTAATTCAAAATCAGGGTTTGAAATAAGAGCCGATTTATTAGCACAAGCAGAAGGTCTTTTGACCTCTAATTATCAGAGGGAAGTTGATGCCATCTACGCACACAACGATTCATTCCCAAATGATAAGAAACCTTTACCACTAAGAGAAATCACTGGTGAAGAGGTTATTAGGACTGCAAGACAATTGAATGAGTTCGTCACTGAAAAATAACATTTGTCTATCGTGCAACTTGTGCTGTTCAGAGCAACCTCTGACAATGCACCTCTTTGATAAAGAATACGAATTATTTGATGTAAAGGATATCACCTCATATGAAGGTGAAGAATTTACACATAGTGTAACTTTTGATAAGGGTGGTTGCACGAACTTATCTGCAACTGGGATATGCAAAGTGTATGATAAAAGACCATACACGTGTGATGCCTTTAATTGTGGAGTATTGGTAAAATACAAAAAAGGTGAGTATGATTATGAGAAGTGCAAACAACTCATACAACTCGTTAAAAATGGTGACAGAAAGGTTTGGGTAGAAGAATTTGATAAAGGTTCAGAGAAAGGTGGTAATAAAAACCTAAATACAAGTATAACGGAGAATTAAATGACAGATTATGAAACAACAGTGAAAGTTTTAGAGGGCCCTTGGTCAAATAAAGCATTCCCAAACGGTGAAGAAACAACAGAAGGAGTTATCAGTAGAAAGATTACTACACTATATCAAGCAGATGGTTACCTTTGTGAAGAGGTAGTCACGAGAGAATATAGAGGTAATGACTATATGGATACCTCATCAAACAAGAGAGTACTTAAACTAAATGACTGATATCAATACATCTATTCTTAATAAGAATAATTTCAGACTTCTTATAGATAAGATTCCTACAGTGGAATACTATGTAAGGTCTGTTAACATCCCTGGCTTACAGTTTACTGAAGTGGAGACTGGTGCAGGTGTTGGAGTAGATGCATTTTTTCCTGGCGACAAAGTTACCTTTGACAATTTGGAAGTTACATTCTTAGTTGATGAAGATTTAGAAAACTTTAAAGAGTTGTATGATTGGATGAATGCAATTATCCCAATCAAAGACCCATTAGATTTCAAAAACTATGTTAAGTCAGAAACAACAAGTACTGGAGAGTTGTCAAACATAAACAACGACTTGAATCAGTATTCAATGATTACACTTGTAATGAACACTAATAAGAATATACCAAATAAATTCTTAAGATTCTATGATTGTTTTCCAACTGCAATAAGTGGAATGGAATTGGAATCGGGTTCAGAGACAGAACCAGTTACATGTACAGCAACATTTAGATTTACTTACTTTGACATAGAAAGCACTAGTTAAATCCCCACTTTCGTGGTATAATATACAGTATGAACTTAGACGAATTAAAAACCATGTGGAAAAAGGATTGTGAGATTGATGATATCGAATTAGATAACGCATCACTTGAAGTCCCTAAACTCCATGCAAAATACCAAGACTTACTAACCAGTAAGATTCTCTTATCTAAACAATACGAATTCAAATACAATGCACTGCTTAAAGATAAGTGGTTGTGGTATAACGGAAAGATGGATACTGCAAGAATCAATGAACTGGGTTGGGAACATGACCCATTAGATGGTGTTAGTGTTATGAAAGCAGATATGCATTACTTCTATAATTCAGATAAAGAGTTGATGGAAATGAAAGCAAAACAAGATTACTTAAAAGTCACAATAGATTTCTTAAAGGAATGTATGCAAAACATTACTTGGAGACACCAAACAATCAAGAATACGATTGATTGGAGAAAATTCATGGCAGGAAGTTAAATGATATTAAATAATTATATATGGACTGCACCCTCCTTTTTAACCAATAGTGAAGTGGAGATAATACATCAACATGCAAATAAGATAGATTTCAAAGAAGCAGAGATTGGACTTGGTCATTCAGACCCTGATGCAGATGGTGGATTTAGAGGGGATTTAGATGATTCCATTAGAAGTTCACAAGTAAAATGGTTTCATGATGATATGCCAATAGAGATTCAAGATAAGATGTATGATGCATTGAATATGGCATCTAATGAAAGTGGATGGTATGATTCGATTACAGAACATGAAGCACCTCAATATACCGTTTACAATGCACAACCCGATAAAAAGAAAGGTGACTTTTATACATGGCATACAGATGCAGGGCCAGTTCCATTACCTAATGGAGTTATAAGAAAGTTGAGTATGACTATTCAACTATCCGACCCTGATGAATATGAGGGTGGACATTTTCAGTGGTTAGAACCACAAAGACAGTTGGATAAAATAACACAAGGTGACACTACTATTGACTTGAATGAATCTATAAGAACTGTTCCATTTTCTGCAAAGGCGAAAGGAAGTATTGTAGTGTTCCCATCTTTTGTGTATCACCAAGTGACACCAGTCATTAGAGGTACTAGAAAATCATTAGTGGTATGGTTTAATGGACAACCTTATGTCTAATACAGTTCGTGTTACTAAGATAGACGAAGTTTTTTTAAAGGTAGAATGCCCTGATGATGGTCTTGCAAAAGACTTGTTTGACTTCTTTTCCTTTACAGTTCCAAATGCAAAGTTCATGCCTTCCTACAGAAACAAATGGTGGGATGGTAAGGTTCGTTTATTCTCAATCAAAACAAGAAAGATATACATAGGATTACTTCCTTACATAGATGAGTTCTGTAAAGAACGAGGATATGATTTTGAAGGGATTGAAGATGTTATTGGTGTTAAACATAGAGAGAAGTGTAGTCAGTCATGGTTATCAGATTTAGACCTACCTTTTCCTCCAAGAGATTATCAGATAGATGCATTCAATACTGCAGTTCAATATGGGAGACAACTATTACTATCTCCAACTGCAAGTGGTAAGTCATTAATTATATACCTACTTGCACGATACTATGATGTTAAAACAGTTATCATAGTTCCTACTACCTCACTGGTAGAACAAATGACAAAAGATTTTGAAGAGTATGGATACAAAGAAAGAGTCTGTAAAATATATCATGGACAAGAAGTATTTGATGCACCAATAACAATCACCACATGGCAATCATTCGCAAAAGCACCAAAGGAGGTGTTAAGTTCTTTTGATATGGTTGTCGGTGACGAAGCACATTTATTCAAAGCAGATGTCCTCAAAGGTATCTTAGAAAAGATGAAAACTACTGCAATACGATTTGGAACTACTGGAACATTGGATGGTTCAGAGGTTCATAGATTACAACTTGAAGGTTTGTTCGGCCCAGTGAAGAAAGTTATATCAACTAAAGATTTAATGGAAGATGGAACTATCGCAAACTTATCTATAGATTGTATTGTTCTAAAACATCCAAAACAAAAGAAAGAAACCTATCAAGATGAGATGGACTACCTAGTCAGCAATGATAGTAGGAACGAATTTATATGCAACCTTGTCTATTCTCTTAAGGGAAATACATTAGTATTATTCCAATACGTAGAAAAACATGGTGCAGTTTTACATGGTAAAATGTTTAAGAGACTTGATGATAAACTACATTATGTTTATGGTGGAACGGATGTTACTGATAGAGAAGAGGTCAGAACTTTGGTAGAGAAGGCAAGTGACAATGTTATACTTGCATCATATGGAACCTTTTCAACTGGTGTTAACATTAAGAAGATTGATAACGTGGTCTTTGCATCTCCATCTAAATCTAGAATAAGAAACCTACAGTCAATTGGTAGGGGTCTTCGTAAAACAGAAGGTAAAACAGAAATGAGATTGTTTGATATTGCAGACGATTTACAAAACAATAATTACACATTAAACCACTTGAAAGAACGAATAAATATCTATAACGAAGAAGGATTCAAATACGAGATAAAGCAGTTCAATCTATGAAATACGAAGTAATAAAATTATTAACAGGTGCAGAGATTTGTGGAATGGTAGAAGATGTTGGTGACCATGTTAGAGTTACCGCTCCTATGGTATGTCAACTATCTAGAATAGACTTAACCAATACTCTTGCAACCTTTATACCTTATACACCTGTAAGTGCAGACTCAATGATTGTATTTAACTCGGAACACATTTTACATAGAAGTAGAATGAGTGAACAATACATTCCCTTTTATGATGAAGCATCTTCTAAATGGTTAACCCTTGTTGAAACCGAGTCAATCCCTTTGACCAACAAGATGCCAAAGATGGAATATATCAAAGACACCATCAACAAATTAGTTGCAGGGATGTCAGATGAAGAATTAGATAAACTGGAAGAGGAACAATTTTTAGAAGAAGATTCTCTTCTTGCACCAACCGACCCTAAGAAAATTCATTAGGATTTTAGTTTGTCTAAATATGTGCGTATAACACAGATTTATATCACATTATACAAAAAACTTATAACTTAACTTTAGGAAAAACCATGACCACAGCAAATTATTTTGCGAAGAGCATGGTACGAAAAGCTAGAGAAGTCAACCATGTCATTCGTCCTCAAAAACGAAAATTAGTTGACACTA